CCCTAAATGTACGGTGAATGGAAATGCCATTTTAATAACCCTCCTTGGGTTAAGTTTTGAGCAGGTTCTAAGCCCTGCGATAGTCCGATGTTATAAGGCTCGGTCTATCGTTACACCTTTTTCAGACGTTGCAGAAACCTTGGCGGGTTGCTGCTCAGTCTTTTTTTCAGGAGGACTCTTGCGGAAGCCTCGCTCTAAGTATACGTCTTCAAACGAAACAGGAAGGTTGGGACATTCAACCCATTCATCCCTACTGCCACTGGTTTTCCAGTAGGATCTTTTTTTAACCCCACGGACAGTCATACCTTGTAAGCCAGATTTAACCACAAGAGCCTCCTAATAAAAACCGAATTAACTGTTGTTAGTTACCGGGTTGCCGACTTCATAACGAACAGAAGAACCACGGGTGTCATCAACTTCAAAGACTGCGTAGTCTTCAGTGACAACTATCTCATGCGCTCGCAGGGAAATGTCCCGCTCACGCTCTTCTCGCCTTGCCCTAGCAGCAAGATGACCCATAGCTGTCTTGTCAGCGATAACTCCGTAACCAGAATCAGACGTACCAATCTTTGCAATGTTTCCATCCTCAAAGAACGGGACACCGGAAAGCTTAATGCCTGTCCAGTAATCCTTTACCGCTGGCTTGTTGAAAGCATCGGGGAGCGGGTAAGTAGACAGAGTATTACCAACGTCTGTTGCCAGCTTCCAAAGTGCGTTAGGGTGGTGAACGACAAAGAGGTCGCTACCAAACTGATCTGCCTTTGCGGTAGCAATTATTGCAGAAGCGTTTGCCAGATTTAAGCTTTTATCGTCTGCGCCAAGTTCTGTTCCGCCATTAAGTGATGGGAACAGGGCAATGATGTCGTTGTCTTTCTTACGCGCCATTGCGTCACCCATCTGGCGACCAATGATCTTGAAGACATCTTCATTGTTTTGCTGGAGAAGGGTGTCGGTAATAATTACCTTCAGGCCAACTTCAGCGGTAGTAGCGGTGACAGTTGAAACATCAATGTCTTCGCTATCGATCATGTCTTGACCTTCTGCCAAGTCCTCAGCGGTCATCTGTGCGACCTTGGGGATTGTCAGTTGGTACTCGCCCTTGCCAAGATTGAACTTTTCAATAAGTCCAACCATCGGGGCATTATGTTCTTCGGTATACCTGGCTGATGCAAGCATGATTCGACTCATGTTTTGCAGATTGCCAGTACCGGAAGTTTGTACTGCCATTATTTATACCTCAGCCGAAAATGGTAAGCCCTAGCTTCTTAGAAGCAGCGCGAGCCATTTCTGTGCTTATCGCAGAATCACCTGCGTTATATCTATCTAAAACGTCCTCGGCATTGGTAGGTGCTACATCAGCGGCTGGAGTGGCTCCGTTCATTTGCTGCCCCGGAGTAACCTGCTGAACTGTTTTTTCCAGCTTGGAAATCCTGGACAACGCCTTCGCGTGTCGCTCCATAGACTGCGGGTCGGGAAAGTCCTGCAACTCTGCGTATGGAATCCCGTACTGTGACGAGAGTTCATATGCCTTGGCAAGCTGTGTGCGAGAGTTTAACTCCTGCTCAACCTGCCGTTGTCGCGCTGTTACCTGCTCCGCCTGGGCGTTCGCAATATAAGCTTTCTTTGCCAGACCGGCCTGATGGTTGCCCATCTGCTGTGCAGTCGCATCGTCTAAACCCTGATTAATAAGGTTCTGGGTTATTTCCTGGCCGTATGCAGCCACATCTGCCTCTAAGGTATTGATGTTGGTTTGCTGCTCGGCTAAAGCCCGCGCCTGCTCTGACTGTTGAAGCTGAGTTTCCATCTCTGCCATCCGTTTATCGGTAGCAGACTGGTACTTGCGAAACTCCTCGCCTGATTGTGGTGTAGTTCCTTCCGTGCTTTGAGGTTCGGTCTGAGATTCAATCTGAGGTGCAACCCCGATAGGTGTGTCTGCCGGTTCCGACAAATCCTGCTCGACCTCTGGTTCAGCAACTGCTTCTACCGGAGTTTCTTCAGGACTCGGCGGGGTTTCGGCAACCTCTACCGTGGATTCCGTTCCTACATCATTTCGCTCAGTAACCATAGTTGTCTCCAGAACATGACACCACTAGATGGCATATCCCACTTTTGGGGTTTTACAAATAATAAAGCATTGCCTTGCAAACTGGCAATTACCGCTGTATTCCAAGAGCAGGTAATAGTTGGGAGATATGCGCTATTAGCGACTCTCCACTACTCTTACCAAAGTAGTATTTTTTCCCGTCAGCTTCTTCTTCCCACGGAGTACCATTCCTTTTTCTTGGACCAAGCAACCCACGCAAATCATCAAGTCCGGGGATGTCGTTTCTGTCGCGCCATTCCTGTAACTGTCCTTGAAGTTCCGGGGAAAGCTTTTCAATGAATTTGTCCCGAACCGGTTCTAACTTATCCCAATCTAAAACACCACTGGATTTGTATTTGGGATCATCGTAAAAGGCGTACCAATCGTTCAGCATTTTGTCGAAGTCGTTTGTTGGCGGCTCTCCTGTCCAGCCAGTTAATTTAGGCTCCCGTTTTGCCATCTCTATTCTCAACTGATCCAGACGGGCATACTCACCCGTTGACAGTTCTGTTATAGCTTTTGATAGGTCATTTAGTTTCTTCCTTGTTTCACTAAACTTATGTTCCGGGTCGCTAATATCTTCCACAAAAGTATTTATAAGCGAAATTTTATTTTCTCTTGTTTCAACCCTAATATCGTTTTTGGCAATACGATGTTCAGCAAATACATCCCCCCGCCCTGATGCTTCTATATCCATATCCATCAGTTTTTTCTTAAGGTCAGGGTCTTCTTTTATTTTGAAAAGTTCAAGTTGCGTAAGCTGTTCGTAAGGCTTCTGAAACTGCTCCATAGCCTGTCGTTCAAGAAGATTTCTTCTGAGACTCGCGCGAAGATTTAAACCTGTTGCTTCAATCACTTCTCCTGTCATGCTTAACCCAGACGGGTCTTTAGGAATAAGATCTTCTGCTCCAGGTACAGTTTCTCGGGCTACCCTTTCTGCTACACCACCTACCCCTATTGGAGAGAACATATCAAGCCCTAACTGTGCTGTACGGGAAACTACTCCTCCCGGCCCAACATCGTCTATTGGTGCGCCATAAAAATTTTCTCCTGTAGCTTGGTTCATTGCTGCTCTTACAGGCACACTAAACCTAGAGGTTACAAATGACTGCGGGTCAAGAACGCGGAATGCTGTATCCATCTGCCCTACAAGATCTAACCGAACTGCCGTTCCGTATTCTCCTCCAACAGGTATGTCAGGAGCCGCAAACTTGGTGTTATAACTAAAAGGTAAAGGACCCCAACTATCTTTACTAACTGGAGAATATCTCTCTGATGGAAGACCTTTTCCTGTTGACGCAAAATGAATTGCATTTGCTGAAGCTATTAAAAATACATACCCGCCAAGCCAGTGCTTTGTCCAGAACTCTTTGTTCGGACCTGTCAATACTCCCAGACTTTGTTTTAACAGACCTTCTGACTCACCAATAGAAAAGAATAGTCGTAACAATCCATAACGTAAAACCCTGTTTTGTATTGCTGACATTACTTCAGGAATAGTTGAATACTTTGTATTTGCCACAGATGCTATTCTTGCGACTAACTGGGCATCGGTCAGGTCGGGATACATCCTTGCCATTGAAGGTGCAATATTTGAAATAATGTCTCTCCACATTACAGCAGGATAAGTTCCTTCAAAAAGCCCATCACGAAGCATTTTCTCAAAATCAGCTACTGCTCGGGCTGCGGACTTTACTTTCATTGCACCTGTTTCTGTTGCAATATCACGGACTATCTTATCCATGTCCGGGGGAAGGATTGTACGATCTCTCAGGTTCAATGCTGAAAGCATTAGTTCTCTACGGTTAACGCCGGGTCTTCCTTCAAGAATTGGCGTTGTATCTTTGAGGGCCGAATCACGTAAAGCCCTGCGCCTTGCAGGCCCTATTTTTGCACCAAGTTTAGTTCTAGCAGGAACCATCTGGTAAGGAACTCTTGCCATTAGTAGTTCCGCAGCACCTCGTGGCAAACTCAATAAATGTTTAACTGCTGTTAACGGCTGTCCGCGCTGTAATGCGTCAACGGCTCCTGTAAAAGAACCAAAGCCTAATCGGCTAAGGAAATCAATATCCTGGAAGAAACTAAGAAATAACTTTGATTGTTTTGGAATAAACGTAGCTATATCAATAACTTTGTTAAGATCTATATCTCTTCCGCCAACATGAATTGATCCCATACTTGGGGTCTTGCCGTACATATTTTCAAGTTTATTTGCAACTCTATTCTGAACTATCCATTTTCTAGTCCATCCGACTGTTTCTTTTCCTGTTGCTGGATCTATAGCTGCAAAAGGTTTTCCTTCAAATGCAGGGCCTACTTTAGGAATACGCCAGTCTGCGGGAATACCAGACTCTCCTTTATCCCACGGTCGAATAATTTCATCGCCAGCCTGTTTTAGTGCCTCAATTAATTGAGACTGTTGGCGATGTCGAAGTCCCATTTTTGCTGATTGATTTATTTGCTCAAAAGGATTCCAGAATAAAGGCTCAAAGCCCAAAGCGCGCATTTCACTATATGTAGCACCGGATCTTGCAAACTCAAATCCCGGCCTCATAACAAGATTACCGCTGCTATCTCTTGTCGCTTTTGCTATTTCTTCAGGTGGCTTCCACCCACGGAAAAAGTAATCTTCAACTGTTGCCATTTTAGGATCAAAGTCGATCCTCATTACTTCTTCAAGATTTGTTTGGGTCCGCGCAAGTTCAACAATCTCTTCATATCCTGCGGGAACCGGACCTTCTCCATGCAAGGCAGCGTGAAGAGAATCAGCTATAGCTATATCTTCTGGTGTTTTAGGAGCAAGCACCTTGCCTTTACGAGAACCCCACCCCAAGGCAAGTAACATATC